CGACGGTCTGCACGTGGACGTTCGGGTTGTACGTGAGGTCGGCGCTCAAGGCGGCGCTGATGGCGGACGGGATCATGGTGGCCATGATCGCGGTTCTATGCAGTGGTGAGAGAAAACACATTTCACAAAAAAAGAGCTTTATGCTCTCAGAAAGCGAGCCTTTATAATCTCAATCGCAAACAAGTCACCGTTCCCGTTCAGAACCCGGCGAGCCGCTCGCCGAGCGGCGTGAGGGCGGGCCGCGGCGGCGGCACGACCTCGGGCAGCGTCTTGCCGTAGGTGCGCGGCGTCTTGCCGAAGGGGTTGGGCTTGCGCGGCCCGACGCCTGGGTTGTGCGTCGTCGTGCGGCCGGCCTCGAAGAGCTCGCGCTTCTTGCGCAGGTTCGCCTCGGTGAGGAGCGCGCGGGGGACGTAGCACAGGTAGGCGACGGCGCGCTCGCGCGCGTTCGCGCGGCCGAACATCGCCTCGGTGCCGCAGTGGACGAGGCGGCCGTCCCAGAGGACGAGGCTGCCCTTCGGGCAGCTGACCTTGCGCGGCGCGCAGCCGCGGTCGAGGTAGAACTGCGTCTCGCGCTCGTCGAGCTTGTGCCACTCGGCCTTGCCGTCGAGCTCGAGCGCCGCGCGGGCCTCAGCGTGCAGCGCGTGGCTGCCCTCGAGGAGCGCGAGCGTGGCGTCGCCCTCGCCGACGTCGTGCGCGGTGACCCACGACTGCAGCATCTCGAATTCGTTGCGCTTGTACGACTGGTCGCAGTGGAGCCAGAGGTTGCCGCGGAACCAGCCGCGCCGCGTCGTCTCGGGCGGCGGGCTGAGCGCGAGCGCGTCGAACGACACGACGAGGTCCTCGCGGTGAGTCGCCCAGAAGCCAGCGAAGACGTCGGCGATCTTGGGGTTCTGGCGCAGGTCCCACGCGACCTGCGCGTGCCCGACGCCCCAGTGCTGCACGAGCATCGAGTGCAGCGGGTAGAGGTCCCAGAGCCCCTTCCAGCTCTCGGGGTCGGCGCGGCGCATGGGCGCCTCCCAGCGCTGCGTGATTTTCTCGAAGAAGTCCCAGACGCCGTGCGCCATGTCCTCGCACTCGTCGTCGTCCAGCACGCGCGGCACCACGGCGACGCCGAAGCGCTCGACGTTCGCCCTCAGCTGCTCGGGCGTGGTCGCGAGGTAGCGCTCGCTCTCGTAGGCGAACTGCATTGTGCTGAAAGCTGCCGCATCCGCCCATTCAATGCGATCGAATCAATTTTAAATATGTCGGGTCCAAAAATCAGTAGAGCGAACTTGGGTTGTAATTAACTCCTGCAACGTAGGGGTTGTCCTTTAGGGCGTCAAGGTGCGTCGAGTCAAGGCGCGGCGGCGTCTCGAGCGGCGTGCGCTGCGTGCGCTGGCCGTACATCTCGACGCCCGCCGTCTGCGGCGCGCCGCGCGGCGCGCCCATGCGCTCGTTCGGCAGCGTCTGCATGCGCTCGTTGCGCGCGGAGACGGTCGGGTCGAACGTCGGCGAGACGCCGTTCGTCGTGCGCTGCAGGACGGCCGTCGATTCCTTGCGCAGCGCGTAGACGTTGAGGTGGCTCGTGTCGGCGCTTCCACTACTCGCAGAGCCAGAAGCGCCGCCGATGCGCTCGACGTGCTCGGGCGCGGTGCGGCTCATGTTGTAGTTGGGCGCGGCCGGGTGCGTCTGGCCCTGGCTAACCTGCAGGTAGTTCATGCCGATCCGCTCGCCGAACATCTCGCGGTTGGTGACGGCGGCGACGGACGCGGCGTCGCGCACGGCGGGGCTCTCGATCTGCGCGCTCGGGACCATGCGGCTCCTGTGGCCGACGATGATGTTCTCCTTCTTGGTCGGCTTGATGACGTCGACGATGGGCGCGACGAGCGCGCGGACGACGCCCGAGACGTAGCCCGAGTGGCTCGCCTCGGCGCGCGCGCGGTGCGTCGGCCGCAGGAACGTGCTGCCCTTGGCGTAGTCGTCGTCGAGGGCGCTCGGCACGCTCTGCGAGATGTTGGGTCGGGGCGCGATGAGCGGGTTGTTGGTCGGCTCGCGGTAGTTCTGCTCGACGTAGCGCGACTGCGCCGTCGCGCTGCCGTGCACGTACTGCGTGCCGTGGTCGAACGACTTGTTCATGAGGCGCTCGCCCTTGACGACCGTCCAGTCGCGCTGGGGCGCCTTCTGGTTGCCGGCGCCGCCGCCCCAGCGGTCGGGCGTGTTCTCGTAGTACGCGTCGGGGTTGTGCTGCTCGACGCGCGCGTGGGTGCCGGGCATCTTGACGGGCACGTTGATCGGGCCGGTGCGGTTCATCGCGAAGTCGTGCGCCTTCTGGTTGGACCCGGCGCGCATGCCGTCGATCGTCTTGGGCATCCACGCGTCGCGGTCCTGCATGGCGGCGTTGTAGCCGCCGACGCCGTCTTTCAGGGCGGCGCCGGGCGCGTCCTCGCGCGCCTCTTTGAAGGGGTTGACGTTGGTCATCTTCGTGCCGGGTACGAAGCGGTCGGCGAAGACGTCGTTGTAGTTGGGCATGCCGTGTATGTGGGCCATGTCGCGCGCGCTGTTGAAGAAGCTGGCGGTCTCCTTCTTGGAGCGCACCTGCGAGCCGGTGCCCTGCATGGAGTCCATGAGGCCCTCGGTCGCGTCGAGCGAGGCGCCGCTGCCGCGGACGGTCGCGCCGAAGAAGGGCGTCATGTTCTTGTGGCGGAAGTTCTCTGGCGTGAGGTCGTCGCCGGTGAGGAGGGTGTGCGCGCCCTGCGGCGCGCTCGGCACCTCGTCGAAGAACCGCGAGCGCGTGTCGGCGCCGACGTACGCGTTGACGCTGTGCTCGGCGCCCCTCTCGCGCGGCGGCCTGGGCGGCGGCGGCGGCGCCGCCTTGGCTGGCGGGTCGGTCATTCCCTCTCTCTTCTGGTTGTTCTGGTTCGCGATCATGTAGAGCCCGCCCAAAACGATGATGGGGACCGCCAGTTCCGCCATGGCTTTTATTTAATACAGATTTTATTTGGTGCGCAAACTGCGTGGGTAATCAGTCGGCGTCGAACGCCACCGCGGGTGCGGGTGCGAGGTCGGTCGCGGCGCGGAAGTGGCGGCCGCGGCTCGGGCGCATGCTCGACCGCACGAAGCGCATCGTGCGGTCGTTCGTCCAGCGCGCGAACGTGAAGTGCGGCTTGAACCGCCCGAAGCTCGGGTTGTCGCGCTGGAAGGCCTGCAGAAGCTGGATGACCGCGTGCAAGTGGCGCGCCTTGGTCGCGACGTGGCTCGAGTAGTAGTAGTACACGAACTGCACGATGGGCCGGCGCAGCGTCTCGACGGCCTCGTCGATCGGCATCTCCCAGTTCATCTTGAAGCGGAAGCTGTCGCACGTGACGTTGACGATGTCCTGCATGTAGGCGGCGTACACGTAGAGCTTGTCGTTCGTGCAGTGGTCGCGCACGTACCGTTTGATGNNTTCGTGAGGAGTTCGTCGAACAGGCCGGCCATGCGGTCGGCGTCGAAGTCGCACTCGAAGAAGCGCGTGAACATCGGGCTGACCTTCGACGACCGCGCCTTGAAGTTGGTCAGCTGCCAGTAGGCGTTGTACAGCTGCGTCCGCGTGAGGGCCACGTTCGTGTACGGGTTCTTCGGGTAGACCATTTGGGGTATCAGCCCGTACTCGTGGTGGATGTTGGTCAGCGCGTTGTAGACGATCGCCGCGCACTCCTTCCTGGTGACGACGTAGTAGCCGCTGGCCGCCCACAGGACGAGGTGCGGCGTGCCCTCGTCGATGGGGTCGTACATGAGGTCGTGCGTGTTGATGGGGGCGGAGCGCCGCAGGACGTGGCGGCGGTAGAGGCGGTAGAGGCCGTGGATGCACCGCTGCGATCGCGCGACGGCGCGCAGGACGGTCTCGCGCACGTCGTCCGACATGAACTTGTTCTGGTGGAAGGCGACGATGTAGGTCTTGGAGAGCGTCCTGTGGACAAGGAGGTTCGCGTTGAAGAACGCGAGGTAGTGGCGCGGGATCTGCGCGCCGGCGGCGGCGAAAATGTACTGCTGCATCTTCATTCTCGCCCCCACCCTTTAGTTTAAGGCCCGGCCGCGTGTTTTTAAATTCGATATCGTCCTATTTCCGTCGAACGACGCCCGCCCGTCGTCGAGGCGGGCGATCGCGCGGCGCGACGAGCGGTACGCGCGTACGACGCGCGCGACGAACTCCGCGTCGCCGCCCCACGGGATTCCCCACGCCGCGAGGGCGCCGCGGTCGAGGAGGATCGCGGCGCGCAGCACGTAGTAGCTCAGCGCGTTCGTCGTCTCGCGGAAGCGCGCGCCGGGCTCGGCGCGGCCGTTGACTGGCGTGCCGGCGACGCGCATCACCCTCGCGCANNGGAGCGCGGCCGCGTGGTACGTCTCGTACTCGAGCAGCGCGCGCGCGAGCCGCAAGCGCGCCGCGCGCCCGCCGGCCACGTGCGCGACGACCCGCCCTCCGCTCGGGGCCGCGCTGTGCGCGACGACGCACGCGTGCACGCACGTGGCCCACGCGTCGACGTAGGCCTCGGTGACCTCGACGCGTCGCTCGAGGCGGAACTCGCGCCGCAGGAGCGCCTGGTCGGCGTCGGACGCGCGGACGCGGCCGGCGCAGAGGGCGTGCATCAGCTCGTGTATGAGGACGAAGCGCCACTCGGCGCTGCGGAAGACCCAGACGCGCGCGTCGCCGTCGCAGTCGGTGGCGACGCCGCCGTTGCAGCACTCGGGAGTCAGGATGGGCGCGTCGATCGTCTTGGGCGCGTCGATCAGCAGCAGGTTGACCTCGAGCGATCGCACCTTCGCCGTCGCGGCGAGGCCGTGCACGAGCTGCGCGGCGCGCGCGGCGAAGAGCATGTCGGCCTCGCGCGCGTGGTCCTCGCGCGCGCCGAGGACAGGGCCGAACGCCGACCACCGCACGACGACGTCGACGCCGTCGCCGTCGCCAGCGAACGAGCGCGCGTACGTGGCGCCGACCTCGCGCTCGATGCGCGCCCGCAGGCCTTTCGGCACGAAGCGCGACTCGGGCATCGAGTGCGCGACCCTCTGCTCGCTACCGAGCGCGACGGCGCGCGGCGCGAACGCGCGCTCGACGCGGCCGAGGAGCGCTTTGCACATGGCCTCGTCGGCGGGGTGGCCGTAGGTCGCGAGGCCCTCGGCGACGTCCCTCTCGTGGTCGAGGAGGAAGCGCAGGCAGTCGCGCGAGAGCATCCTTACAATGAACGGGACAAAACGAAGCGCACGGCGCTTCGATTTGCGAAAAGGCCTGTAGTCTGTCGAGGGCACGAAAACGCCACTCGCGAGAGAAAATCAAAATAATAGACGTGTTATACATGTTCTTTCTTTGCGAAACTTGTGGAGCGGAGAATTACTACGAAGGAAAATGCTACAATTGTTGTTACCCCGAACGATGAGTTTTCTCAGTTGAACTCTGAGAAAACAGTATTTGCAAAGAAATCAGGCGCTGCGGTAGTAGAGTGCCCAGTGCACGCCGCGCTGCAGCGAGTGGACCGGCGCGCCGCTCGTTCGCAGGAAGGTGAAGTCGTCGAACGCGATGACTCCGTCGTCGGCGTCGGGCAGCCATCGCATCGGCACGAGGCGCGAGTAGCTCTGCCCGTCGAACGCGTAGCCGCGGCGGCGGCACGTGACGAGGCAGACGGCGTGCTGCACGTCGGTGTCCGACAGGATGATCGAGTCGCACTTGTAGGTGACGCCGCCAGCGACGAACGCCCGGGCGTGCCGCACGTCCGTCACGTGCGCGTCCTTGAAGACGACCACGATGTGCGGCTTGCGCTTCGTCCTGTTGAGGCGCTCGACGAGGGCGTCCCTGTAGTGCGCGCGGTCGCACGCGTAGTGGAGCGTGTGGATCACGCGGTCGTCGAGGTAGGTCATGATGTCCTCGTAGTAGCGGATGCCGTCGCCCTTGTTCGAGTCCCTGTAGCCGGGCAGCGGCAGCCGCCGCTTGTAGAGCGGGTCGTCGGCGACGATGGCCTCGCGGATCGAGCGGATCGACTGGTTGGTGTTGACCGCGTACGCGTACTTGCCGCCGGCGTAGCACGACTCGATCGCGTAGTTCAGGTTGATGAAGGCGTCCCACAGCTCGTCGGGGATCCTCTGGCCGTTCGCCTTGACGCCGGAGACCATGATATTGCGGAAGTAGCGGAAGAACTTGACGCCCTTGTCGCTGACGAAGAACGTGACGAACATCGTGTTGAACCAGCAATTCGACTGTATCTGCCGCGGAGGCACGAGCACGTCGGGGTCGGGGTTGGTCTGGAATATGCGCTGCCTGAGCTGCGCGACGGCGATGGGGTCGCGCGGGCTGAGGCACATCGTGCGCTCCCTCTCGTTCACCGCGACGAGCGGCACGGCGCTGCCCATCGCGCGCTGGAAGTCCTGGCAGCCGAAGATGTGGACCCCTCCCCCTTGCTCAGACTCGCCGATCAGCCGCAGCTTGTGGTTGATGCTGGGCGAGTACGACTTGCTGCGGAACTGCCGCAGCACCGCGACAGCGCTGTCGTCGGCCGCGTCGGCCGGCGCCGCGCGCGCGATCTTCTTGGCGAGCAGCTTGTCCTCGGCCGGCGTGATCGAGATGAGGTGGCGCACGCGCCGCTTGCGCGTGGCGTTGTGCGGCCGCCTTCTCCTGCTCATCACGGTTACAGTTATGTTAGATAATCCTTGTAAAACCACCTCTGCGTGAGGTAGTACGGCGTGTCGTCGACGTTCGTCGTCATGTCCACGTCGCGCGACGGCTGCAGCGTCGGTCCCTTCTCAGTGAAGTGTTCGATCGTGCGCGACTCGAGCGCGTAGTTGAAGTAGCGGAGGTCGGACATCTCGCCTTTGAGGTCTTCCGCGCCCGAGTTCGCGAAGAGGTAGATGTCGCCGTAGTTCTGGAGGGGGGTGTTGTACATCTGGAGCCGCTTCTTGATGCGGCCGTTGATGTAGACGTCGAGGTTATGTCCGATGACGCGGATCACAATGTGCATCCACTTGTTGATGGGGATGTTGTGAACGTATGCCGTCTCGAAGACGCTGGTCTGGCTGTGCGTGTTGCAGTCGATGCGCAGGCGCATGTTGTTGTGGTCGTTGTCCAGGTGCTTGATGAGGTTGTTCTTTTGCATCTCGGCCAGCTCGTCCTCAGGGAACGTCTCTAGGTAGAGGGCCGGACAGCTCATGTGGGCCACGTTCGCCAGCTCGGTGTCGCCGCTCGACGGGATCGGCTTCGCGCCCTTGTTGAAGATATGCATTGTATGCCGCTTGTTCCTCTGCATCGGATTCGGGAACGAGCGACCGTCGACGTAGAGCCACGTCATCCACGTGAACTCGATTCCGCCGCTCTGGTTGGTCGAGCGGTAGATGACCTTCACGTTCTTGGTCTCTTTGATGTTGTCGTCGACGAAGACGTTGGCGTTGGGGTTCGTGTGGATGCGCTTGTCGATGTTGTCTTCGATCTTGATCTTTCCGCGGAATATGTACGGCGACTTGTTGTGCCCGAACGCCCAGTTGATCACGTAGGCCCCCATCTTGAATAGGAGAAAGTAGATTACCAACAAAACGATGATCGTGATCAGAGTTTTGATGCCCGACGTGTCATTGAATAACGATTTCACGCTTTCCATTTTACTTTATAAATATTGCTATAAAATATTTGAAACGTTGGTCCGACGGGGCGCCTTTCAGACCTTTCAGAGCGTCGCCTGCCACTTCGCCTCGTTGTCGACCATCCACATGATTTTCAGCTGGTACTTGTTGAGGAACTGCCGCAGGAAAGACGACGAGAGGGGTCCGTCGGCGTAGATGTCCCACGCCTGCTTGGGCGTGATGTACTTGTTCATGTACTGCAGCCGCGAGATGCGGCCGTGGATGAACATTTCGGGCGTGTTCCCTAAAATGTACACGGGACCAGAGTCGCTTGTCTCGGGGATGCCCGGCAGCGGGTGCGCCTTGATGAGCTTGCCGTCGACGTAGACGTCCATCACGCGGCCCTTGATCGTGGTGGTGACGTTGACCCACCTCTGAACGGGCAGCGGCGGGAAGGTGCACTCGCTGAACTCGTCCTGGCCGCTGCATTTCACGCGGCACGTGAGGATCGGCCGCCCGCTCTGCGACTCGGCGCCTATACTGAGCGAGTATCGCAGTTGGGTGTACGTCTCTTGCGACCTGTCCTCGCTCCCGAAGCTGGCGTAGGCCGTGTTCGAGTTGAAGCTGGTGCTCATCCNNCCTCTGGAAGATGGGCAGTTCAGCGGACTTCATCGAGTTGGGGTACCAGTTCTGCAGATATATCCAGACTGAGAACGTGTAGTCCTTCGACTGGCCGATGTTATTCACGTTGATCATCTTGCGACTCTCGTCGCCTTTATACTGCGACCTGAGCTCGACCTTGTCCGAAAGGTAGTAGCGGTAGATGTAGAACAGTACGAGGATCACAAACAGTACGAGAAATACCCCCAGCAGCTGCATTCTTATTTATACATTGAATATATGTTTTTTTCGTCACGATGCCCAAAACGCGCATGGTCGAGGACGATCTTTCAGACGAGGTACCGAAGGTCTCTCCGCAGCAGGAAGATGTCGAACTCGCTGAGGACTCGCGCGTAGTAGTAGACTTTCTTCATCGCAGCGTGGGGGCCGTCGTCGTCGCCTATATAGATGAGCTCGTCGTCGCTCGCCGCGCGCGCCGAGCCCGCGTGCGTGACGTGCAGCGCGCCGTTGACGAAGACGTTGGTCCGTCCGTCGTGGTCGCGCGCGACGACGATGTGGTTCCACCGCTGCCGCGCGACGCCAGGCACGATCTTGGGCTCGTCGTCGATGCGCACGGCCAGCTCGCCGCCTTGCATGACGAGCGCGAACTGCTTGCCGAAGTGCAGCAGGTTGCCTTGCTCTTGCTCGTCGTGGCCCGCGATGTAGAGCCACGACGAGACTGTGAACGCCACGTGGTGGACGCGCTCGATCGCGTCGTCGCCGTGGTTCGCCCTTGGGGGTGTGAAGGGCGAGTCGTTGCGGTGGCTCTCGCTCGCGACGGCGCCGTGGATGCCGTCGTCGCGCGAGCCGTCGGGCGCGCTCATGCGGTAGTAGGGGTCTCCCTCAGGGCGCACCAGCCACGAGACGGCGGGATCCCACGCGCGCTGCACGAAGAACCGCCTCATGTTGGTGATGTTCGTCGCCCAGTCGTTCTTCAGCATGTTGCTCACCTCATGCCTCAACTGCGACCGCTCCCAGCGCCTGCGTATCGCGCGCACGCGCGCGTTGTCGCTGGCGCCAGGGTACATCGTCTGGTAGACCGCGTCTTCGTCGGGGTCCCACAGAAGGACGTCTCCCATCTTGCCGACGGCGGTCGAGTGGGTGGTGTAGACCTCCGCGTCGCGCAGCAGCATGACCGACGCGTTCTTAAGCACGCGCTGGACCACCCGCTTCGCCAGGTACGCGATCGCCAGGGCCGCGAGAAGGCAGAGCGCAAGCCAGCCGAGGCCAGCCACGTCCTTCGCGTGCTCTTGGATCTTCTCGACGACGTCGAACGGGAGGCACAGCAGCGCGTACCACAGGACGGCCGACGCGAACTTGAGCGCGCCGGTGATGTGGTTGTTGGCGTTTAGTCGGAGAAGCTGCACGTAGATCTTAAAGACCCACGGCTTCATGTGGAGGAGGAGGATCGCATAGAAGGCGACAAGGAAGAGGCCCGTCATCACGACGACGCTGTTGTGCCTCTTCTCCGTCGGCGAGAAGACCAGGTTCTGCGAGTACGCGATGGTGAACGTCACCACCGCGATTGTCAGGACGAGCCGCACGATCGACGCGGCCCCGTGCGACGGCACGTTACCCTGCTGAAGGCGGAGCATGAGGTAGGGGATGAGGACGAACATGACCGGCAGGTTCGCCATCATGATGAGCCTCCAGTAGACCATGTAGCTGTCGCCGAGGAGGAGCCGCACGAGGACGTTCACGACGATCAGCAGGACGGACAGCCAGATCACAGGCAGGGTCGTGGACCGCCACAGCCATGAGGNNTTATGCAGACCAAACTTTTGTGTGCTTATACAACAAGATGCCCGCCAACGAGGCGTCCGTTCGCTATGGGCTGGTGCAGATGAACTCGCTGACGATGTATTTCATGCTCGCCATCATGATAGTCGCCCACCTCGGGAACTGGTTCACGTTCCTGAGCGGCCGATCGCTGACGCCGAGCCCGCAGGCGGTCGCGAACAGCGACGGCTTCTTCACGAAGAACGCGCCGCGCGTCATCCTGTACTACAGCATGTTCTCGCTGGCCATCGCCTTCGCGATGTTCATCATGATATGCTCGAGCCTCATCTACGTGCCGCACCTGACCGACCCGCACGACGCGCCGTGGTCCAACCTGCTGCAGTCGCTCACGTTCGTCGCGAGCCGGATCAACATCTTCTTCAGCGAGGTCTTCTTCGTCGTGCTCTACGTCTTCTTCGTCTTCGGCGTATGCCTCAAGTACGAGAAGCACATGACGGCGGTGACCGTCGACCCGCGCCTGCGGGGCAAGCCGACGTGGTGGTTCGTGGCGGCGTTCCTCGTGTGCACGACCGTGCAGCTGCTGCTGATCGCAGGCTCCTACATCTACCAGCTGCCGGGCCAGGCGAGCGTGCTGAGCCACCTCTTCTACCTCAAGAAGTTCATGCCCGTGCGCTTCGTGCAGCTGCAGTTCTTGAACGGTACGTTCCACGACAACATCCGCGTGCACGACACGATGCGCTGCGCCAACAGCCTGCTGATCGTCGCGTCGATCGTCGCGCTCACGTGCATCTTCACGAACTTCAAGTTCCACATGACGGACGACGTCGTCGACGCGGCCGCGTAGGCGGGCCGCTTCTGGCTGGCGGCGCGGAGCGCTAGAACACTCGGAACGATACGGTGATCTTCTGGCCGCTGACGTTGACGCCGAAGATGCGGAGGAAGAAGCGCCGCGCGCCGTACTTCTTGTATAGGTTCATGACGAAGCACATGACCATGTCGACCATCGGCGTCATCCGGTGGTGCGCGAACGCGTTCATCTGCTTGAGGTTGTAGAAGATGTAGCTCTGGATGTTGTACACGATGTAGTAGAGCGACATGTAGACGATGGGCTCGCTGTTCCAGATTATGATGGTGCAGTTGTTCATGGTGGCGTGGCGCGTCGAGTACACGACCTTGACGAAGTTCACGCGCTCCGTGCGGTTGTAGACGAAGTGGATGTGCTCGGGCCTCACGATGCTGTACGGGACCGCGAGGTTGATGCCCATCTGTAAGTTCGCACGCGGCCCGAGTATTTATATTCGTATCGCGCGGCCTGTCCTGGATGCGGTCGCGGTCATGGACCTGGCGCGTAGGCGAGGCACGCGGCCGCCAGCGTCTCGGCGCTATAGTCTGCGACGCCGCCGTCCATGCGCTCGACCGCCGACATGCACTCGAACGCGCGGGACTCGGCGGCCGCGACACCCTGGTCGAGGTAGCGCGCCCACGTTTGCGCGAGCCTCGGATGCGTGCGCGCCGCGCGGGTGAGCATCGCGCGCGCCACGTGGAGGTTTTTGTATAGGTCGGCGTCCATTATTAAAGACAAGGGCGGTCGCTATTTATACCTGGTTCATGAGCAAATTGATCGCGGGGAACGTCATCCGCCGCTTCGACGACTACCTGCGCGTGCGCGCGTCGCAGCCCGCCCTGCACCCCGAGCTGAGCGCCCGCCTGAGCGCCCTCGCCGCGCCGCGCAATCTCGTCATCTACGGACGCGGGTCGGTCGGCAAGTACTACCTCGCTCTCGACGCGGTGCGGAAGTTCAGCCCGCTCGGTCTGCAGTACGAGAAAATGATGCCGATCCAGCACAATAAGAAGACGTACACCGTTCGGATGAGCGACGTCCACTTCGAGGTAGACGTGCAGATGCTTGGCACGAACTCGCGCCTAATATGGCAGACCATCTTCGCCGCCGTGCTGGACATAGTCGAGACGTCCATTACACACGCGCGCGCGCGCTTCATAATGCTCAAGAACTTCCAAGACGTGTCGGCCGAGATGTACGAGCTGCTGCTCTGCTACATCGACGATCGCATCACGAAGCCAGCGAACATCCAATACATCATCGTCAGCGAGGGGATCTCGTTCTTTCATGACGACCTGCTCAACAAATTCGAGATAGTGCACGTGCCCGTCCCGTCGGAGGCCGCGCTCGCCGGCATGAACGAGGCGCCGGCGGGCCTTTGGCAGAGGCCGTCCGCGAAGGTCGCGCCCCACGTGTACGAGGTCCGCATCCTCGAAAGCCTCGTGCGCTGCGTCGACGGGTTCGCCGCCGAGCGGTGCGTCGACCTGCGCAACATACTCTACGACGTGCTCATCTACAACATCCACCCAACGCGGGTCGCGTTCGGCATGATGAAGCAGATGATGGCAGGCAAGGGCGCGAGTCGCGTCGACCGCGTCTTCTTCGCTCTCAATCGCATGATGGCCGAGTACAACAACAACTATCGCCCGATTATCCACTTAGAACGATTCGTCCTCTTTCTCGTAGATGTTCTCGCATGAGCGGTTCGACGCCGACTGCAAGGTGCTGGGCGTGAGCAACCCTCCGTCGGAGGTGGACGTCCACGCGGCCTTCCGACGGAGGGCGCACTCGCTGCACCCCGACCGCAACCGCTCCGCGAGCTCGCACGCCGCGTTCTGCGAGCTTAGCGACGCGAAGGACCGCGTCCTCGCTGGCCTGCCAGGCGCGAAGGACCGCGCGCCCGTCGGCAGGGCGGGCGCGAAGGACCGCGGCTCGGTCCTGATGCAGATGATCGAGGCGATCCGTTGGGTGGACCTTCCCTGCGGCGCGCTCGCGCTGATGGAGGCGCTGCCGCGCGCGCTGAGCGCGGCTGGGTGCGACGGGGCATGCGCGCTGGCGCGCGAGGTCGTCTCCTCGAAGATCGCGCGGCACATTCGCACGGTCCGCCTGACCGCGACCCTGCGCAACCTTCTCGCCGCCGACGTCTACGTGTGGCGCGGCGGTCGGACGCTCTTCATCCCGCTGTGGCACGAGGCGCTGTACTTCGAGGACGAGCGTGTCCTGTTTGTCGTGACCCGCGCGCTCCCCGCGAACGTGACTGTCGACGCGAGCGGGGACATTGTGGCGACGGTCGGCCCAGGCGAGGCGCTGGTCGTCGACGGGGTCTCCTACGGCGTCGGCGTGCACGTCGGCGCGCCGGTACCCAGCGACGATATCTATGCCGCCGCGAGGGGGGTGATGCGCGTCGTCGCGTCGGGGCTCACCGCGCGCGCAGTATGAGCGCCGTGATCGCGACCACCGCGGCGCCGAACACGCCGCGTCGGAGGAGCCGACGGCCGTCGCGCTCCCTCTCCGCGCGCGGTCTGCACGACTCGCGGTACGCGCGCGCGAACTCGCTCATCGGCGTCGGCGCCGAGTCGTAGAGGGCGGCGTGGACGTGGTCGATGACGGTGTGGAGCCACCGGAGCAGGTTGCGGCGGCTGTCCAGGTGCGGCTGGATCGGGTAGAGCGACAGCGCGCGCGCGTAGGCCTCGGACGCCTTCGACTTCGGCATCAGGCGCGCGAGGCCCGTGAAGAACGTGTAGTGCGCCTTTCTCGTGACGGCGTCGGGGATCGCGCGCGGGTACCCCGTCGCGACGGTCGTCATCACGAACACGTAGTGCGCCAGCCAGATGTCTTGGTGGGGCGATCGCATTTTGGTTTAGAAGGTTGCGCAGGCACTAGGGGTTAGTTTTAAAATAATGGATAAAATACCCACCCTGTTTTGCAACAACTGCGGCAAACTGGGGCACTACTACCACCAATGCAAGAAGCCCATCATCAGCAACGGCATCGTGCTGGTCCGATACAACGCGCAATTGCAGCGCGAGTACCTCATGATATGCCGCAGGAACACGCTGGGGTACGTCGACTTCATCCGCGGGAAGTACCCCGTGCACCACCGCTTCTACCTCAAGAACCTCATTTCTGAGATGACGGCGAAGGAGCGGATGCAGCTTCTCACGATGTCGTTCGACGACCTGTGGAGCGACCTGTGGGGCGCGCAGGTCGTCAAGTACCACGCCGAGGAGCGACAGTCGCGCAATAAGTTCAAGCTGCTGAGGGAGGGCGTGACCGTCAACGACGAGACCCTCCTCCTCGAGGACATCGTACTCTCGTGCGGCAAAGGCTGGCCCGAGCCCGAGTGGGGCTTTCCGAAGGGGCGGCGGAACTACATGGAGAAGGACATCCAGTGCGCCATCCGCGAGTTCGAGGAGGAGTGCGGCTACGCGCGCGACTCGATCCAGATATTCGCGAACCTGTCCCCGTACGAGGAGACCTTTATCGGCTCGAACATCAAGTGCTACAAGCACCGCTACTTCATCGCCCTGATCCCGTACGACAAGAACCAGTGCATGAGCGGCTTCCAGAAGAGCGAAGTGAGCCAGATGCGCTGGATGTCCTACGCCGAGTGCGTCCGTAACATCCGCTCGTACAACGTCGAGAGGATCGCCATGCTCGGGAACATCGAGAGCACGCTCAACGAGTTTTGTGTGTGTATATAAATGCCTGAGCCCGCGTCGCGCGCGCTGTACGAGCGCGTGAAGGCCGATGTCTACGCGGAGAACCCGCGGCACAGCGCCTACCGCAGCGGCGCCGTGGTCAAGCGGTACAAGCGCGCCTTCGCCGCAAAGTACGGCTCGAGGCGCCGGCCGTACAAGGGCGCGAAGCCCACGCGCCGGGGCCTACCGCGCTGGTTCGCCGAGGACTGGCAGAACCAGCGCGGCGAGTACGGGTACGAGCATAAGAGCGACATCTACCGCCCGAGGATTCGCGTGACGCGGGACACGCCGCCCACGCACGGGGAGCTCACGCGCCGCGAGGTGCGCCGCGCGCAGCGCGAGAAGGCAAGCAAGGGCCGCGTCCGCCGCTTCCGCGCCTCACCAGCGCGGACGCGCCGCGCGCGCTGACTCACCACCGCTGCTTCCGCACGTTGATCGTGGGCGCCTTCTTCTTGCTCGCGCGCGGGTCGTACTGCGGCTCGTCGTTGTTGTCGTCGATGTTGTTCGAGATCTCCCAGAACTCCTTCGACCCCAGCTTGAAGTTCTTGTGGGGCTCGGCCTTGTACCAGAAGATCTGGTCCTGCAGGCGGTTCGACTGCGCGTTGTTGTTGATGACCAGGCACTCGTAGTTCTCGGTGCACTGGTCCATGATCTGGCAGAACGACTCGAACGTCGGGAACATCCCGGCGTAGTTCTCGTAGATCCTTTTGCGGTTCGAGATGTACGGCTCCCTCAGTATGAAGACGTAGTCGATGTTCGTCCGCAGGTTTGGCGGGATGCCGAGCGGGTACTGCATCGTGATGATGAGCATGATCTTCCAGTGCCGCCCATTCATGAACATCATGCGCATGAGCTTGTCGCGCGTCCACCCCTGGTCGTAGAGGCAGTCGTCGAGTATGACGAACGTGCGTCCGTCGATGGACGTCTTCTTGTAGGCCACGACCTCCTGCTGGATCTGCTTCAGGACCTGGCGCTGGCGCTTGAGTATGTTGTCGATGATGACCAGGTTGTACTCCTCGTGGATGAAGAGCTTGGGCACGTGCTGCGCGTAGAACGAGTTGCCGGCCTCGGTGCCCGAGATGACCGTGCCGATCGGGATGTCCTGGTGGTAGAAGAGCAGGTCGCGCACGAGGAAGCTCTTTCCCGTGTCGCGGCGCCCTATCAGCACCACGACTGGGCCCTTGTTCTCGTCGTTGCGGAACGAGATGCGCCGCATATCAAATTTCTTTAGTTCTAGCGTCATGGTTTTAGTTGGGGTAAAGAAAAAACCACGGAATGAAGTCACGTATAGGGTTCGTTAGTATTCGCTTTTTTTTTGCATTGTGCCAGAATAACCGATGAAGAGCGAGCGCGAGATACCCCGGGGCGTAGACGAGGCGCTGTCGCTCGTGCAGTCCCAACAGTACTGTCCGATCTTCTCCCTCTTCGGCGAAGGCGCGGACGTCGCCGCGCCGCTCGTCGAGCTGCGCGGCGGCGGCGACGCGCGGTCGAGGCGGGGGTACGACGCGACCGTGCGCCAAGACGGCGTCGAACGGCCCGCGCGCGTCTTTGTCAAGTGCTCGCTGCCCTTCGACCCGCTCAAGTACCTCGGCTCGGCCGCCGAGGCTCCGACCCTCGCGCAGCCGGGCACCGACGCCGCGCCGAACGTGTCGGCCTACATCGACTGCTACTTCACCTACCTCAGCAGCAAGCTGCTCCACGAGCACGGGGTCGCGAACGCGCTCGACTGCCACGGCATCTTCATGGGGACGCACAGCAGCCTCACCGTCAACATGATCGAGGACGCCGACTACATCCTCGACGACGCGATGTTCAACCCCAAGTGCTCGCGGTACGCCCTCCGCAGGTCGACGCTCCCGCTCCCCGACGACGGCTCGCGCGGCAACCGCCCGTCGCTCCAGATATCTGGCGCGAGCGGCCTGCCGCTTGGCGACGTTGAGACGAGCGTCGACGACTTCGACCAGGGCTCGGAGA